GCCAGGTCTATCACCCTGGCGATAAACCCAAGTTGAATTTTGGCGGCCGCTGGCTGGCGGAAGGCGAGCACCTGACCCCGGCCGGGGAGCGCCAGGGCGACGCCCGCCAGTCCACCATCGCCAGCTATTGGCTATTAGGCTGCGCCGCGGCGATGCAGTCCTGGGGCTCGATTGTTACCCGCTACCTGCAAGCCAAGAAGGAAGCGGAGACCGGCGATGAATCCGCCCTTAAGGCCACGCTGAACACTGACCAGGGCATGCCTTACCTGCCCCTGATCCTCAGCCGCGCTGGCGGTATCGAGGCCCTGGATAGCCGCCTGGAAGCCGCTGAGCGCTACCTGATCCCGGTCGGGGTGCGTACCCTGCTGGCGGCAGTCGATGTGCAGTCCAATCGCTTCGAGGTGGCCGTGGTCGGCTATGGCCAGGCGGGGGAGCGCTGGATCATTGACCGCTTCAGCCTGCACCGGGATTCCGCCGGGCTGGATATTCAGCCGCCGATCTATCTGGAAGCCTGGGATCTGCTGGTGGACAAGGTGCTGAATGCCACCTACCGCCTGCCGGACGGCCGGGAGCTGCGCATCTATCGCACGGCGGTAGACTCGGGCGGCTACCAATCCAGTCGGGTGCGGGCAGACAGCACCCGCCGCGCCTATGACTGGTGGCGCTCGCTGATTCCCAGGGGCCTACATCACCGCGTGCGGCTGATCAAGGGCGGCAGCACGGCCAATGCCCCGGCAGTCAAGGAGAGCTATCCCGACGCCAGTCAGGGCGGCAGCAAGCGCGCCACCGCCCGCGGCGATGTCCCCATGCTGATCCTCAACACCCAGCGCCTTAAGGATGCCCTGGCCAATGACCTAGCGCGTGAGGTGCCGGGGAGCGGTTACGTCCACCTGCCCGATTGGCTCAGCGACAAGCACCTGGCGGAACTGTCCGCCGAGCAGCGCACCGACAAAGGCTGGCAACAGATCCCAGGGCGTCGTAACGAGACCTGGGACCTGATGGTCTATACCGCTGGCCTCTGGTCCTGGCTGCGCGGTGACAAGGTGAAATGGGACCGCTCGCCACCCTGGGCCGCCGAGTGGGAAAGCAACAGCGAGGTCATTACCAGGGCGCAGCGTGAATTGCTCAAGGCCGCCCACCCACTTCAGCGCGCCAAACCGCCGCGCGCCAAATCACCGCGCGGTACCGGCCTGGCGCCGGATGGCTGGAGCCTCTAGATGCCCGCGGTAGAGGATGACGTGCTGGCCGTGATTGTCGATGCCGCCCTGCTCGCCGCGCGGGCCGAAGGACTGACGGTCCCCGCCGCGCAACGCCTGGCCGCCAAGATTTGCGAGAAGCTGCGGCGGGAGCTGGGCACCTTGCGCGTCTATGTGCCCGCCGCTGACCGCGCCGCGCGCGACCGCGCCATCCTCGCCGGCCGCCTCGCCGGGGATAGTCGCGCCACCATCGCCGCCCGCGTCGGCGTGTCTCTGGATACGGTGGATCGCGTCGTCCGCCGCCAAACGCAAAAACGGCGCCAGCCCGGCAATGGGCTGGCGCCTGAGGGATGGGGGTTATAGGGCGGGGCTGGGCTTGGTCGGCTTGGCGGCCTTCGTCCGGCGGTATTTCGCCGCCTGTTTGCAGCGCTCGCTGCAATACTTGGCCCGCCGGTCCTTGGCGGTGAAAAATTTGCCGCAAACCTGGCAGCGATAGGCCCGGGTGGGCCGCATCGCCGCCAGGGCGGCGCCGGGGGTGGAGTTGGTCATGATGCCTCCTGCCCTAGATCGAGGTCAGAGACATGGCAAGCAAATACCGGGTCTATCGTATCCACCTCCGGCGTTTCGCATACGATGTATTCCATTTCCCCGTAGTATCCGGTTATAGGGTCTATATCCCAGTCGCAATCGTCATTGAGTTTAGCCGCAATATATTCAGCCACCTCTTTTTTTCGGAAAATGCCGATAATACCTGACGACATCGCGCATTCCAGGCAGCCGATGCGCATCACAAGCCATAGAGGCGGTTCCATCGCCGCCAGGGCGGCGCCGGGGGTGGATGCCTGGCTCATGGCGTCTCCTCCGGCAGCAGCCCCATGTTGGCGATGGCGCGGTCCAGCAGTCTGGCCGCTGCCAGATCGCAGTTCTCTAACCAGATTCGCGGATTTTCATGGCGTGGCGGGTAGCCAATGCCGGATTGCCGGCATGAGGTAGCCTTCTGGACTATGGCGTCGAGCTGATGTTCTTGGGCCTCCGTCAAGTGGCGGCGGATGTTGCGGTAATAAGTCATGATCCTGCTCCCGGAAACAGGATGGGCCGCAGCAGGGTCACGATGCGGTTCATGTCGCCAACGTGGCCCCAGTTGGTTTGATCGCTGGGCGCTGGCATGTCTTCGATTTGCTCTTGGATTGCCTCCAGGAGGCCAAGGGCATCGGCATGGGCTTCGGCGTAAGCGTCTTCGGCGGTGCGTTTGGTGGTCATGCTCTCTCTCCGGTAAGTGGCCCGTCCGTGGGCCGGGGTTGTTATTGCCGCGGGCCATCATTGGATTGCCATCGCACCCACGCGGCGCATCGTGCTTCGGCGTCCGCTGTCGCTTCGCCCGGGCTCCATTGCGCGTCATCCGCGTCATGCCAAGCCCACCAATCGTCCTCGGTGCGGCGATACGATGGCAGGCTCTTGTAATCGTTTAACAAAGTCGTCATGGTCTCTCTCCGGTTGTGGCCCGTCCGTGGGCCTGGGTTGGTTGTTCAGTAAATGCAGCCACCGCCAGCAGTCATTTCGCGCTCGCAGTCGCTGAAACTTTGGATAGCAAAACGAACCTGGCGCCTTGCGCCCCCTGTTACTTGGGCCAGCCAAGCGGATCGGTCAAATCCGTTCATCCTGCGGATGATCTCCTCCTGTCCAACCGTGCTGGTCTGTAAGCTGGTCCACGGTGCTTGCTGAATGCTGGTCATCTTCTCTCTCCGGTAAGTGGCCCGTCCGTGGGCCTGGGGTTGGGTTAAAGGCTCGGGGTCCATGTGGCGTTGTTTTGTGCGTTGGGACAAGCCCAGGCTTGAACGTCTGCGATCCCCTCGAAAGCATCGCGGCAATCGGCGATGGCTGATTCTATGCTGCTGGCTACAACGGCGATGTGGCGGCCGGTGCCGTCGGTCAGGATGATGTGGCAAAGGTAGTTGGTATAGTTCATGGTCTTCTCCGGGTCTGCGTCGTGATAGGGTCTTGGTCTCTTTGGTCTCCCGGTCGGTCCGTTGGTGTTCGGGCCGGGAGGGAGGGTCTTCGGTTCTAGCCGGTGTTCCCCTTCCCTTGATTAGTATTCTACACCATAGCGCTACAAGGTCAAGGCCCTTTTCAAACTTTTTTTTACTTTCTTGCCTTTTTTTTCGCCCGCCCGCGGCCGTCAGGGGGCAGGGCAATCTGCCCGCCCCCTTGGCCCGCCCACCTGCCGCATTTTCTGCCTAGTTTTGCGGCCAGGATGTGGTCCATGCTGATGCCATGGCCCTTACCTCCTCCGACCTGGACGCCCTGGACCTTGCCATCGCCTCCGGCAAACTGGCGGTGCGCATTGGTGACCGCATGATCACCTACCAATCCCTGAGCGATCTCCTCAAGGCCCGCGATCACGTTGCCAAGCTGCTCGCCGCCGGGCCGGTGCGCACGGCGCCGCGTTTCCGCACGGCGGTCTTCGATGATGCCTGATACCCCCATCGCTTCTCTGGCGGATCGCCTAATCCGCGCCCTGGCGCCGTCCTGGGCGCTGCGTCGTGAGCAGGCCCGCCGCGTGCTCGCCTATTACGAGGCCGCCCGCCCGGACCGCCAGCGCAAGGCCCGCCGCGAAAGTGGCACAGGCTCCCAGGCCGTGCGCCAGGGCAGCTTGTCCATTCGTGAGCAGGCCCGCCATCTGGAACAGAATTCGGATCTCGCCCGGGCGGTCCTGCGCGTCATGGTGAACAACACCATCGGCGCCGCCGGTATCCAGGTTGAACCCACGCCGCTGGACGCCGCCGGCCAGGTCGATACCCTCACCGCTGCCGCTATCCTGGAAATCTGGGAGGAATGGGGCGAGGCGCCTGAAGTCACCCGGCAACTGTCCTGGCCGAAAGTGCAGCGCCTGCTCGCCCGCAGCAAATTCCGCGATGGCGAAGCCCTGTGCCGGATGCTCGGACCCGCCGCGCCGGTGCGCCATGCCGGCGCTCTGCCCCTATCGCTGGAGCTGCTGGAGGCCGATTTCCTGCCGCTGGGCCATGATTCTGAATTCCAGGGCCGCAGCGTGCGCGATGGCATCGAACTCAACGCCTGGGGCCAGCCCATGGCTTATTGGCTCTATCGCGGCCATCCCGGCGAGATCGGCGATCTGCGCGTGCCTTGGTCAACCCTCTCGCGCATCTCCGCCGAGGACGTGCTCCACCTGGCGCAGCGCGACCGCCTGCACCAGCGCCGCGGCATGTCGGATTTCGCTTCAATTTTGGAAAGGCTGGACCATCTGAAGGACTACGAAACCTCCGAAACCGTCGCCGCCAAGGTCGCCGCATCCATGGGTGCCGCCATCAAGAAAGGCACGCCGGACCTGTACAACGCCGAAGGCACGGACGCCGATGGCGAGCCGCTGCCGCGTGATTTGATGTTCCGCGCCGGCATGATCTTCGACGATCTGCAACCGGGCGAATCCATCGAGATGATCGGTAACAACGGCCGCCCCAATTCCGGCCTGTTGGGCTTCCGCTCCGCCCTGCTGAAGGCTGCCACCGCGGGTGTCGGCGTCTCCCATTCCAGCGTCTCCCGCGAATACGATGGCTCCTACTCCGCTCGCCGCCAGGAGCTGGTCGATTCGTGGGTCGATTACGCCGTCCTGAGTCAGGACCTGGCCGCCGAACTGGTGCGCCCCATCTACCGCCGCGTGGTGGCTACCGCCGTCGCTACCGGCCGCCTGCGCCTGCCGCCCGGCATGCCGCTGGCCCGTGCCGTGCAAGCCATGTACGTCACCCCGCAAATGCCCTGGGTTGACCCGGCCAAGGAGGCATCGGCCTGGGAGACGTTGCTCGGCTCCGGCCTCGCATCCGGTCCCGAAGTCGTGCGCAAGCGCGGCCGCAGTCCCACCGACGTGCAGCGCGAAGAGATGCAATGGCGCCGTCAATGGCGCGAGGCCGACGAGTCCCTGGCCTACCTCGCCCCGGTGGCCGCGTCCGCCGAATCCATGCCGGAGCCAGACGACGACCCGGATGAACCCCCAGAGCTAGATGAGGATGACGAGGAGGCCAATGCCTCCCGCCCGCCCCGGAGATCACTCCATGCCGTCCGCTGAATCCCGCCCGCTGGAACCGCCTTTGAATCTGCGCCAGGCCGTGCGACTGGGCTTGACTATGCCGCTTGCTCGCCGCCCCGAGACCATCACGCCCGT